TTATCCGCGTCTTCCGCCTCTGCCACCTCGTTTTGATTCAGTGCTGCGTTTTAGTGTAGATAAATTATCTTCACTATCTTTTAAGAAACGCGCCATTTTTTGTTCGAAGTTTTCCTTTGGTTGGAAGTTGCTTTTAGAACGATTATCATTATTTCTTGCCTGACGTGGCGGGCGTTGTGAATAAGAAGATGAGGGTCTTTCAGGTTTATCTATTGCTTTTTTAATCGATAATCCAATTTTTCCGTCTTTCTCATTAACGACTTTCACTTCAATCTCTTGACCAACTTTAAGATGGTCATTAATGTCTTTTACATAGCTGTCAGCTACCTCACTAATATGTACAAGCCCAGTTTGACCTCCAGGTAATTCTACAAATGCTCCAAAATTAGTAATACCTGTTACTTTACCTTGTACCTTGCTACCTACTTCAACTGCCATAAAAAATGTTCCTCCTCAATAATATTAAAAGCACTTCATTATACCAAAGTGCGTAAGAATAACAAAGTGCGTATGAGAAAACAATTTGTTAAATTGCACTTTTTCCGCCTCTTTTTTGTTTTATGAAAGAAATCAGTCAAAATAATGCCCATATTAGGTATATCTAATATGGGCATTTCTCTCATTTCCACCATTCATCAAATATTATAATGGCTTTAGAACTAAGAGGATAAATATAACAAAACCCTATAACATCAAAATTTTAAATAAAAAAAGAAAAAACATAATCCGTTAACCTCAGATTATTTTTGTAGTTTTGGTGGGCAATTGGGTGGGCAATGAGGACAATCTTTCTCAAATATCTTCTTAATAAAAAAATAACAAAAAAGCACAGCGTGTATAAGTAAGTGCGCGAACACTCTTATACCGTCCGCCTAGCTAAGATAGGCAAACACTTGCTGTACCCTCATTTGTATTTTAATACATTATGGGTTCTCTTTGCAACGGTTTGCTATCATTGGTGAATCGTTGCTTTTTCTGTTTATAAAAGGAGAAAAGGCCATAATGAAGAAACGCATTGAATTAATTGCATGTGTGGGTAACTACAAAAAGTTATCATTATTCAGTACTGTTGAAGAAATGAATCAAACTGTTAGAGAATATAAAGACACTATTAAATTATCTGTGAAACGTTCAGATGTACAAGCGAGACTTATATCGTTACTGGAACTTTTAAAGCGTCACAGCTGCAAATACATAGGTGTAAGCTTTATGTGTAAAAATACAATTGCGGATAAACTAGCTGTGTCTTATAAAACGATTCAGCGCTTAATGAAAAAATTAGAGGCTCTCGGTATGATCAAACAATATGAAATGAAACGTCATACTAACATGAATCAAACAGCCAATGCCATCGTTATTTTACCATTAAAAGAAGAGATGACCGACAAGAATACCCATATAGAGGCTCAGAAGTGTCCTACAAAAACAACTACTCCTTCTTTAAAACAAAATATTATTAATAATAAACGTAACGATGTTCCTGTTTCACAAAATAAAGTTGTTAAATCTTTTTCAAAAGCTAACTTCATTGCTCATTGGGTACCAGAAAGATTTGCTGACTTAACGAGCTGTTACTATAATGAGTCTCAAACTATTCAAGAATTGTGGAAAGTTGTGAAGCAATGTAACCGAGTAGTTAACTATGCTACTTCTGAAAGAGCATTTACTCCACAACAAGAACTGAATATTGGTATTAGAGCATTTAAAGAGTTTGTGATGAAGGTAAAAGATAATAAGAAAATGCAAAACAAGTTTGGCTACTTTAACGGTATTGTAAATAACCTTATGGACAAGCTTTATTTTGACCAAGACTTTTTAGAGAGCTTTTGATATACCTACAGACCTTTGAGGTGTAAGGTATTTGAATATGCCGTCCACATCTTTTGTTTGAACAGCATAAAGTGGCTTAAAGTCCACGTCATAATATTTGTCTGTGATAATCCATATAGCCGGAAATCGCTTGGAATGACGTTTCCATTCATCCGAGTCTTTATAGTCCATGTATAGCTTCTTTTTGTTCTCCATTTGTTTTTTGGAGTAAATAGACCTTTGTACTTCCACACAGAATGCAAAGCCCTTCCACTTCATGAAAACATCTGGTTCAATGCCTCCTTTTGCTAAAGGCTTGAATTCTACTTCAAATAATGTAGGAGTTTCATAGGCACATAAAGTTATATAGAAGTCTGCTATGGCACGGAAATGAGGTATTTTAGTTGAATCCTTTTTGATGGAACAAGGACTTGGAAAGTAGTTATAAGGACGGGTAGTTTTATCAACTTCGATTTGATTATTATCTACCAAGCGCTTTAATACTCTATTTGCTACTACATGAGGTGTTTTATTTTGAAGGAAATGGAGCTTTATCAATTGATCTCTGTTAAGGACACGAAACTTCTTTAAGCTTTCTGTAATAGCTTTATCTCGGTTATTCATCATCTTCACTCCCTGGTAAAGTTAAATCTGTCACTTCAACATCAAACTCATTTTCATGCGGATCTTCGATAGGTACATGCTTAATAGGTTCCAGTAATTCCTTTGCATGTTCCAATGATAAATATGGAGCTTGCAGTTGCTTAATAACTTCATGTCTCATGTAGAATTTACCCTTTTCAGCCTTGTTAATTTTAGAAGCATCCACATTATTACCACTACCTAATGTGATGTTAGAGTTGATTAGATCAGCATGACGGAATGCATAGCGAACAGTCAGATTTGATTTTAATTGCCCATCAAGTATTTTGGCATCTGGACGCTGCATCGATAAAATTAGAAAGATTCCTAGAGCACGACCTTGAGTGCTGATGTCTTCTATTTTATCCATTGTCGCTGTTTCTTTTCGTAATAAAGCTACTTCATCAATGCAAAGTAAGATATATTTTTTCTTATCAATGCCTTTTATTTTATTGTATTCGTCAATATGTTCTAACCCATGTTCATCTAAAAGATCACCACGCGTTTCTAATTCTTTGTGGATGGCCAATACTGCCTTTTTCAACTTCTTTTTATCTGTAATAACTTGCTGTACCCCTTCACAGTTGCGGAAAAGATGAAACTCAGTACGTTTCATATCGGCTAGGTAAAAGTCAATCATGCGTCGTTTATGAATTAGCAGTGTGGTTAGAATCACACGTAGCATAACTGATTTACCTGAACCTGTTTCTCCTGCAATGAGCAAATGTGGATCAGTAACCATGTTGTAGCTGACTAATTTATTAAAATGGTCATACCCGGCTATAATAGGTAGCCCTCCTTTTAAGCAAGCCTTTATTTCCGTATCATTATAAATCTTAATGGATTCATCCTGCTTAGTGAAAATCTTCAAACTATACTTTAACCCATCCCCTGTTAAATCATAAGATTGACCAAATGTTTGATTGAAGATATATTCTTTCTCCAGCATATTCTTCGGATTTAATCCCTGTGGAAGATAAAAAACATACTCCAAATAATCGTCCTTTTCATGTGTGGCTGCAATAGCTGGGTAACGTTTAACTGTCGTGTTCCCTTTTTTGAAGGTTAAAACGATATCAGCTACAACAAACGCATTTCTCAAACGAGCTTTGTAAATGTATTTCTTATATAATTTTGTAATCATTACATCATCCCCCATAGAAACTTTTGTACAAGCTGCCATAGTACCCAAAAGAATGAGCCTACTGTTGTTAAACTAAGAATAAGACGAGTTAGATCATGGAGCATTTCCGACTCAATATGCTTACCTACATTCAACAATTTTTTCTCTGCTACTGTAGCGACAATGATTGTACTTCCAACTGCTCCAATAATTAATAAACCACTCATTTAATCACCTCTTTGATAGTCTGAAAAGTTTATAATCTGAAAATTCCGGGTGCCGCAAAGATGGATTGAGAAGGGTGAGAAGAAATCCCTTATTAAGAAAAAGAGAAATCGCTCAACAGTTATGGTTAAATAGACGATTAATATATTAGTCGAAATATATCCATTAATATATTTGCTAATATATCAGTTAACTCTTCAATGCTTATATCACTAATATATTAGTGAGGGTTGTACATAAAAACTTGTCCACCAAAAATTTATTTCAATAACACCAAAAACATTTGATATATCTGAAATAAATATTTTGCAGGACAAACATGCTTGGTTATCGAAGTGAATATACTGGTGATGTGGACATGAAGTGGAAAAATAATATTGATTTCTATGTAGAAAAAAGTGGACGTTCAAAGAAATTCATCGCAAAACAATTAGGTATATCAGCAAATCAATTTTTGGCTTGGAGAAAAGGCGAATATTTACCGCCAGTTGACAAGGCTATATTGTTAGCTGAATTATTAGATTGCACCGTATACGATTTATTCGAAAAGATTGATGAAAATAAAAAAGAGCCCCCACTCAAATGAGCAGGGGTCTTACCTTTTCTGCCATCAAACAGAAAAGGATTTGCTAAGGGGATCGTTTGCTATCAGGGGAGATAACAAAGGGTTTCGACAACATTACATTGTCAAACAGTAAAGTGATGATAGTAAAACAACTATCGTTATAAAGTGTACTCCTGTAAAATACAGCTGTCCACAATTCTGCTTTAGATGTTCTTTTTCATTCCACAAATCGTACATTCGCGTAGAAACTTGCCGGCACCTACGCTACTTTTAAACTTTACGCTGCCACAGTAATCGCACCGTCCAGCGATTTTATCTGGTAAATCTTTATATTCATAAATCTTGTTTAAATCGATATTGGCATATTTGTCTTCTACAGTTTCCATTACTGATACCTCACATTCTTATCTATAATACCATTATAGACAAATAAAAAAGCCCCTACTCCTAAGAGCAGGGGCTTTAATCAATAACCTTTAGATTTCAATACAGCTTGCAGCTTACTCTTCGTATTTGGACCGTATACTCCGTCCACTTGATAAGGAACATACACCATTTGAAAACGTCTTAACGCATTTTCAGTATCAGCGCCAAAGATACCATCCACACCTTGATTTTTAACATTTTTGTTCGGATAAAAATGAACAGCAGCTAACGCTTTTTGTAATTGGCTTACAGAATCGCCTCGTGTGCCCTTTTTTAGTACTCCCGAAGGTAATGGGTACTGATAAGACGATTGTGGTTTCTTAGGCGTTTCTGGCGTTGGTGTGTAATTATTCTTAGCTGTACCGAATTTTATCGTCTGTCCAACCTTCAATTCAGACGGTTTTACATCAGGGTTAGCAGCAATTAAATCATTCACTGTAATTCCTTCTTTTCCATCTTTTAAAGCAATACTCCAGAATGTATCTCCTTCTTGAATTGTATACAATCCTGGTACCGGATCAGGTTGCTTAGCAGGTGGCAATAAATCAGATAGTACATCTTTAAATGCCTTATTATAATCAAACACACAGCACGCTTTCCAAGAGTATCCCGGCATTTCGTTGTGGGCTTTATCATACTTACCAATGCCATCAGCAATTAGAGCTTTGTGTAAGTCAATAATAGAGCGAATAGTTGCCTCACTAAGCTTGTCTGTACGGTAATCGCCAATAACACAGATGCCTAGACCAATTGTATTGCTGTTACCCACATGATAGCTTTTTTTCGAAATATCTACGCAATAATAAATAGTAGCCTTTCCATTCACAACATGCTTTGGATCAATGATTAAATGATAAGCGATTTCTGGCCAGCCATTTGTGCGAACGTGAAAATCGGCAAAAGATTCAATTTTAGATCCACCTGCAGATAGCTTAGTCAATGAATGATGCCATACACGAGTAGTAATGGAATTTACGTCATTTTTACGTTTGCTATAAGAGCCTTTATGAACTAATTTCCCTCTTTTATCGACTAACTGTGATAACTTTTCGAATGCATACATGTTCATCTTCCTCTCGGATTTTAGTTATATGAAAAAAGCCACTCATAAAGAGTGACTGAGTTTTATTTATTCTGTTTTTTAGATTCTCTTTTTCTTAACCATTCTCTAAATCCTTGAACGAAATGTGTATTCTTCCACACGGCATAGATATTAACAACAAGTGCTGCAAGTGCTGAGACAACGATCACAAAAGCATTAATACTTTCTGTGGTAAACCATTCAAAGCTCACATTAATGGTTCCAAAGAAAAATAAAAGGGCGGTTAGGAAACCACCCAGTAATGTAAAGATATCTTTTTTCATTTTCAACTTCCTCCCTTGAATACTGTGAAGATAATCGCAATACTGCCCCCAATAAACCCTGTACAAACAGCTCCAATAATGGCATTTGTGATTGTGCGCTTTAACCACGTTGTGTTTTCATTAATACTGTTTAACATATTTTCAATGGCTAATATTCTAGCATCGTGACGAGTAGTGATTTCTTGTAACTGTCGAACCTCTTTTTGCAATGACTTAATATCAGTTTTCATTTCCACTATCTCTTTCTGTGTTGTATCCATTGGCTGAACCTCCGTTGTATTTGGCATGGTTCTCACCCCTTTGTATAAAATAAGCCTTCTCTCTTTTTAGGCATAAAAAATAACGCTCTAGGCGTTTGTATGTGAATAGGTATTAACCTAATGTTGGATCTTCACGTTTCAATACAGGCATTTCTAATTGCTCCATGAGTCCTTCAAAGATAATTCGATAACCCTCGTCATTAGGATGTAAAGCATCTACAGTTAGTGACTCAATGGATACTGTAGGATTGATTTGTAAATGTCTAATAAGAGGTTGATAGTTAGAGGCAAAGTAAACTCCTTCTACCCTTGATAAATCTTTAAATGCTGTATCTATATCAATTAATTTAAAATACGTAGCAGCTGCATCACTTTCATTTCGTACAGGTTGGGAAGAACTTAAAACAATTTCTTTTCCTAACCCTTTTACATAATCAATAAATTGCCGTTGTAATTCTTTGAATCCCTCATAAGGGAAGTTACTGCGGTCATTTACCCCCATTTGTTCCCACACAATTGTGTCATCAGCTTCAATAAGGCTTGATTTATTACTTAAAAGCCATGACATACCAGTACCACTAACCGCCCAGTTCTTCACCACTGCTTTTTTCGTAAAGACAAGAGATTCAATAATCATACGACCTGTGGTTGCATCCACACCATTTTGAATAGGTGTAATGACAGCTTCATGATAACCTGAGCCAAAGCCAGTCTTTTTGTAGTTATTACTATAACTAGTGACTGTATCGGTTCCTGGAATAATATCTACTTGTACACCATCTACCTGTAAATTCATGTTATAGACACTTGAGCCCTTTGCATAATACATTTCAAAAGCATCGCCATAAAAGGGTATTGTGATCTTGGTATTTAAACCAAATAAACGACGAAATACTCCTAATCTCGTTTCAGGAGCTATCGCCCATCTAGCAGACCCAGAAATCTCTGGTCCTTCACCCTCAATGGTAAAGAAACGATTATCAATCCCTACTTCATTTCTAGCTTTGTTATAAGTGGTTTCTACGTACCTCTTGAATTGATTCACCCAGCAATACCCTGCTTCATTTGCTTTATAACCGGTTGATCCAATAGCTTCACCAGTAGCACTATAACCAGTCCCTCCTCTTCCAGCTACGGAAGAAGAACCTAAAACTTTAAATTGCACAGGCTTTGATGGATGTTCTAATTCATCACGCACAAATTGTGCAAGTGTACGCTCCATAGCAGCTTTAACCGTTTTGTTAAATTTACTTAACAGTACATTACCGAAGTTCTTTTCTTCAACAGTTTGGTTTCCTAATGCTTCTGCAGGTAAAATGTTTCCAAAACTTTGATAAGTTGTTTGTTTTGTTCCCTCTTCAATTTGATACGTAGCTACATTTGTTTTCAATACTGAAACACGCAAATAAGCAGCATTACTTGGTGGTTTCACAACATACGTTGCGTTCGCAGGATTGAATCCAGAAATAAACGTTTTGTTTGTATCATACCAGGCTGATTGATAAGTAAGACCAAAAGCATATGACTTGCTAGAATTGACGGAAATAAAATCACTAGCTACATATTGTTGTGAAGGACTGTCCAACATTTGCCCCGTACTAAAGTTGATGTATTTATCTAAAAAAACTGTGCTTTTATCAAATAAGTTTTTACTTTTTACACCGACTACTGGGTTAAAGGTTAATTTCTCTAATCCAACAGTTTTATCACCTATAACTGGATTAACAGCTGCTGTCCCTGCGATGGCTTTAATAACGCTATCTGCAAGGTGAAACAATTGAATTTTATCTGCATCTGTTGTTGTTTTTAAACGAGTAGCAGAAATAGGGGCAAAATAATCCGCATCCAACCTTGCTTTTAACGAGGCATGTAATGTCCCTAATGCATCTAATCTTGCATCATTAGCCTGCAATTCGCCTTTAGAAGCACTCAATAAAATATTATCAATTCGTCTAAAAAGATCTCGAATATCATCAGCAATATCAATTACGTTCTGATTATCGATAATACGCGCTTCTTTACTTGCGTTATTTGTTTTCTGTCTATAAGGGTATCTCAAGGTATCTCACCTCTCTTTGTTAATTTTCTGGGATGGTAACTTCTTCAGTCGGTGTAGCCTCTTCTACAGGGACTTCTTCAATTGGAGAGTCAATAGGCACTAATTCTGGTTTCATGCCATTCAATACAACTTTATAGCTTTGAGCATCTTCTTTTAATTTTGAAGCTAGTTCTCCATCCACAAGGAAAAAGAAATCAGCAGGTTCACTCCTCACTACAGGTATTCCTATTTCACAAGACGAAATCTCGCCATCTTCTTTTACCATAACGAATACTTGATATTGTTGTTCATCCACATTACTCACTCCTTTATCCACGTAACCAACAACGTATTTTTCGAAGGTTCATTGATTTTCCAGCTACATTACTTTTCATTCGTACATAGACACTTCGTAGTCCTCCTGTAGGTGGTCCAACATCAACAATGAAATCCTTTCCGAATATCGCATAATCATTACCAATCGAATGATCCGAATAGAACGTAACGTAATTGGTATCTCCAGTTATTCCAGATCCATCTATATAGATATAACCATTTCCTCCACCTTCAGCGTAGAAAGCTAGGTTCATATATAAATAGCGTGACGTATGACGGAAAGAATAGTACCCTGCATCACCTATCTCAGTGTTAGTAGTTGTTCTCCATCTCCCAACTTCTGTAACACCATTCGATAAATGGAAAGGTGTAGCTTCATCAACCGAGAAGTCCCAATTGGCATAGCCATCTTCTACTAGGGCAAATCCATCTGCACGTTTAATCGTAATGGCGCCCTTCGCAATATATAGGCCAGCAGATGTTAAACGAACAAATTTTTCAGCATCATCAGGACTTAAAGCTTTAAGCTCTACACCATCCCAATAGAAATAATTATCCTGTCCAATGATTTGAATATTGTTCGTCTTAATTTGCCCAGCTGTGAGCAGAGACGTATTTATACCTAATGGTGTAATGGCTTCATCAAACGTTAATCCACCATTTTGAGTAATCCCTAATCCTGTGGAACGAAAAACAGTGAATTTATTATAATCATTTGGATCGCGCGCCAAAATACCCATTCCCTCTGGATATTCCAATTGAGTTAATGAGTTAATCAAAGCTTGAGTTGTAATTTTGATACGATCGCTATAAACATTCTCTCTGATTTTGCCCTTACGTGAATCATATATTTTATCAAGCTGCGCTTTTGTAGCATTAAAGGCAGCTTGTCCGTATGTTTGGCGACTGTTTCCGAGAACGATAGTTGGGCTTTTATCTAACTCAGGATACTCCTCCATTTCCATAATCCGTACGTCTTTGATTAATAAATCAAGCTTTTCCACAATGAATGGAACACTGTCACCATATCTAGGTTTAGGCATTGGTCCGCCCATTTTTGATAAATCGTGTACTGTTGTGGTAAAACTGATTTCTATTTTGTCATTTAAGGAATTTTTTAATGATTTAAGTAGCTCAGCTTCTGTAGTAGCATTCTCATCTTGAATAGGCGCCTGTGGGCGTACTCCATATTCACCAGCTAAAGGACTTTCATACTCAGCAGTAACCATATATTTCTCATCACCTTCACGTAACTTATATACGTCAAAGGTCTTTTGGCCACCACTTGTATCGTAACGAACATAACTTCGTGGTGCATCGAATCCTGGTCTAGTTGGGTACTTCGCTTTTTTGTCTTCGCCTATAGCTGTAGCAATAATAGTATGGGATTTCTGTTCAGCATCACGGAATAGATCAATTTTCTTTTCACCTGCTGTTTGACTCCAAGTACTAAGAGTTGCTTTTTTATCACCATCTAAGGTAAATTCCCACATTCCGCCTGTATCATCAGCCCAGTAATGAAACTGAATCCCTGTCCCGTAATATTCCATTCTGAAAGTGGTGCCTGTAGTTGTATAGTAATAAGGTTCTGACGAATCTGTCCAATTTTGTCCACTAGCCCATGTCATGTTTTTACTTTCGCCACTCAGCTTATCTTTTACATCATATTCTTTCCCAATGCCTTTGATATACGTACAAAAGTTACTGCTACTACCCTTTTTAGTTACCTCACTAATATTGTGCTTTGACCTGAAAGCGTAATGTTTTTGCGAACTGATACGATTATAAATACGTACTTCCTTATCAAATACTTCAAATTCACACTGAAAAGCATCTAATATTTTATTAAATAAGGCTAAAACATAATCTCCACCAAAGCTTTCAATCTTTTGACTGTCAAAAGAATCAACAATGGTGAAGGTATAACTCATGTCTCGAAAGATATAGTCCATATAGCCGTTAATCGAACGGTCCATATCCGATAAGGTGCCATATATATAGGAACCTGGCTCATTCATCGTTCTCCAAAAGAATTCGTGTTCAGCAGTTATGGTAGCTGCTACTGTTTCACCTATTTCTACCTTATCAATGTTGCGGATCACATAGTTCACATTGTCATATTCAATAAAGATTTCATTATCTAATAAATCAAAAGCAGCCTTATTTACATCATTTCTAAAAACAGAAAAGGAAATGGAATTTAAGTCATTGACCTTCCATTTCCTCAATAGATCCTGCTGATAATCTGTAAGACGCTCTTTTTGTGTCTTAGCTAAGTTATATACAAACAATCGCTCACCTCCTCTTTAGAAATAGTAAAAGCGATTGATAAATTTCACTTTAGAGATACCTGAATTTCTTGATATGTCGTTATATCCGGGCTTCAATGAAATCAATCCAAAATTTGTTTTCATACTAACACTTGCCCCACCTAAAAGGGTTTGAACACCATCTAAAATATATTTTTGTCCAGCGATAGTAGGACCTCTATATGTCCAATCTTCTCCTGTTGTGAGATTAGATAGACTCAGATAAATATCATCTGATGTTTGCGCAGCTGTCACTTCAATTTGCAAAGGATATTTACGTGGATCAATGGTTATATCTCCAGCATTATAATATTGAAAGTCAGCAGCTGTTTGTTCATAAGACACTGGATCATCGGGTAACCCTTGCCCATACTGCCAAATAACGTCATCATCGTCTGTAAAAGAATCTCCGGTCGTGCCAATCGATTCACTAAACGCATAATCAGACATAAATTCAATTTCAAATGTGGAAGTGACAGGATTAACTTTTGTCATTTCATATGAAGAGTTAACCCTTACCTTAGCCCATCGTTTACCAGGCTCCCGTCTATCCACAATGTACATGAAATCTAGGCCGTTAAATAGTCTGTATACAGCGTTTCTAGTTAAGTAATAGTCGTATATATCATAAGCGATAATATAAAAAGACACGCGCATTGTGCGCCCGTCTAATGTTGTTCCTAATGTATTCGTACCATGTTGTCCTTTTACTGCTTCACGTTCATGTTGTGGAGAAGGAGAAGAAACGATAAAATCATTAGTTTCCACACCTATTTTCTTGATGTCAATTAACTTAAAGTCAGATGTATAGAAATCAACTCTCAAATTTTATCCCCATCCTTTCATTATAAGATGCTATTTCACCAATCAACTCTTGCTTTATTTGCGTCATTAATTGTTGTTTAAAAAGCTGTGTCATTGCCATTACATCTTGTTTGCTAGCATTACCACTATAATTAATCTCGATTTTATCAATCGTGATACTTGGTGACGAAGAGTAATTGTTATTGTTATTATTAGTTGTAGTGCTTGTGGATGAACTGGCAGGAACCTTCGGAATAGGATTGTAAACACCAAGTTTAGGCATTAGCTCTTGCAATAAAGCTAAACTACGATTTCGATAACGTGGCTCTGTAGTGATTACATACTCGTCATATCCGTTTTCACCTAACTCTGCAAATTGATGAGAATCTACTTTTCCACCGTTTGCATATTTACGTTTTCCTGTTGGCCCCCATCCACGCTTACCATAAGGAAGATTTTTTCTCCATGATGTATTGTTAAAAAACGCTAATAACTGATCATAACCACTATAAATATTCCCGTGTCCTTTTACGGCATATGCTCGGAATGTTTGCGGGATGTATTGGAGTAATCCACGAGCAGGGTTTCCATTACGTGTGTTAATATCACGTACAGCAGATGATTGTACAATCTTTTGATTACCGCCTGATTCACGTTGAATTTGAGCGATAATCCCATTAACTTGAGCAGGTGTTACTGATTCCTTCATAGCTGCAGCTGCCTTTAGAATTTGACCACGCCAAGCTGTTGCACCACCTTTGATATTAGGAGCTGCACCTCCACCAAAGCCCCAATCATCGATCAAGCTTTGAATTTTACTTATTGCTGCTTTTTTAATGTTTTCTGTAACACTTCCTGCTGCATTTGTGAACCATTTTGGAAATACATTATCACTAATATTAAATTTAGAAGAAGCCTTTTTCCATAAAGCTTCAGGGCCTGCCATAAGGTCATCAAAGTTCCCTATACCCACACCATTTTTATAAGCAGGCATTTTCCCATCAGAGAAGCCGTACTTCTTAAGTACATTTTTAGTGTGATGAGCTGGCAATACAGATGATCCTTTAGATAAGAATGCATATTCAGGACCTTTTACTCCAAGAATTCCAAGTTGACCAGTTTTGCCATCTAAATGTAACTCTGGTCCTTCTTCACCTGTAAGAGCTACTTGATCATTTGGAATACCACCATTCGGTGTACCAGTCGCGCGACCACCGCCATTATTTTTATGCTTTCCTGAGTTGTCTCCCTTTTTGTGGACAAGGGACGGTTTAGTTTTAGTTGTACTTTTAGAATCACTTCCGAAGATACCTTTTACCCAATTTAAAGCTTTACCAACACCATTCATCATCTTGTCCCAACCATCGAGGACTTTGCCTGTTTCCCAATCAATTTGATCAACATGACCTCTAGCTTGAGATTTAGCTTCCTTTACAACTTTTTGATGCATGTTTTCAGCATGATCAACCGTTTTATCTCGTTGTTTTTTAGCATTAGAAATAGCTCGTTTTGCTTGTTCTGCTGTTATTTCTCCAGTTACATCACGCATATATTCAAACTGTTTCTTTTGCTTTAAATATTGTTCATTTGCATTTTTTATGGTTTTATCGCGCTGAGTAACAGAATTTTTAACGACATTGGCTGCTTGTTGAGCTGAAAGATTACTAGCCTCAGTCTTCAAACGTCCAAGAATCATCTTTTGTTCAGCTTCACTTTTAGTAAGTGTTTGAACGGCCATAGCACGCATATTCTCACGAATGCCATTTATAGTTATTTTCTCCGATTCTGTTAATTGCCGTTTCTCGTTCGATGCTTTTTGTTCAATTTGATGGATTTGATTTTTATAAGCTTCTAACTTTGATCTTTCAGCAGCATGATTAGAATCCATATTAGCTAATATTTTCGCTTCTTCTTCTTGTGTTAACCCTGAGTTTGCAGCAAATAAAGCTTTTGTTTTTTCAAGTCGTTTAGCATGATCAGCATCCATAGAGGCTTGAATACGGATAGCCATTTGATCATAAAGTGCTGCTTGTTTATCCACAAATTGCTGAGTAACAGCTCCTCCATTCACAGATAGATTGACCATTGACTGATAAGCTTTATTATCTAATTCCATATAAGAGCTAATAGCATTTTTGGTACTTGCCGATATCTTATCGTTTGTTAATACTGTTTCAAGACCTGTTTTGGCTAATTCATCGCGCATTTCCCTTGCGCCACCTACATATTTAGCCATAGCTTCAGTAACCGGATTGATTTTAACAGCACCTGCTAACATAGGGTGATCTTTTAAGACGTCTTTAATTTCATACCATTTGTTGTAGACAAATCCAAGCTCTGCTCCTAAACCAGCAGCTGCTAAAGCAGTAAGTCCAATTGGATTAGTTAAAAGAGCAAACCCCTTGCTTAACGTGCCAACTCCACCAACTAAGCCAATAATTCCAGCTCCTGCTGCTGTCACTCCTCCAATTGCGATAGTTGCATCTTGTGCGGATGGGGAAAGTCTATTAAAGGCACCTGTTACAGCATCGACACCCTTTTCTACTTTAGGAAGTAAACGTTCACCAACATCTAATAAGCTATTGCCTAAAGGAGCTAAATCAGATACAAAATCACGGAATAAAGCTTTGGCTCTACGTGCAAAATTTTCATTTGCTTCAGAAGCTTTATCCATCGAACCTTTAACGCCTTTAATCGCTCCGTCAATGTTACCAAGAGAATACATGGAATCAGCTTCGAGATCTTCCCATTTGGTACCGTATAATGCAACTCCAATCATATTCGCTTGGACCTGATCATCCATGCCTTTTAATTCTTTAATGACAGCATTGTGGACATCTTTTACAGTTCCTTTACCTTCTCGCATCTTATTCCATACTGCTTGTGTGCTTTCACTTAAAAAGCCCATTGCTTGACGGGTACTCTTGGATTCATCTTTAATACGAATCTGAAACTCTTTCATCGCATCATTGATATAATCCAAGTTATAAACGCCTGAGTCAGTACCTTTTTTCAATAACTGAAAATATTCCGTAGCAGAAAAGCCCATCTTTTTATATAAAGGAGCATATTCAGAAAGGTTATCAAACATTTCGTTTGAGAAGTTCAAGCCATTTTGTGCGCCCCATGCCATTAAATCAAACGCTTCTTTAGAGCTTGTACCGAAACCCTTCATAACGTTTGATCCAGCTCTCGTAACCTCATTTACATCAGCGTCAAAGACTTCAGCAAGAGTTAAAGAATCTTTAGTGACTTGTTTCAAATCACCACTGTTTAATCCTTTAATATTTTGGCGGACTTGGATAAGACCTTGGCGGACTTCTCCCATATTCTCACCGAAGCCCTCTTTCCACAGGCTCTGTGTGATACCATTTAATTTCTTAGCTTCAGCACCTGTTACACCTAATTGGCCTTGAATACGTTTCTGTGAGCTGTCCACATCACTAGCAAGCTTTAGCATTCCATATCCACCTGCTGCAGCTCCTGCAAGAAGTCCAGCTTTAATGGCGCCTCTCATGCCCTCCATACGTTCACGAGCAGCATCTAATTTTTCACTTGAGACTTCGACACTACGACCAAATACAGTCCACGTTTTCTTTGAGTCATCTATTTTATGATTAAGGTCATTTAGTGCATTACCAGTCTTATTCATACGAGAAATAGCCTGATTTAATTCAATCAGACTGTCTTTAGTGGCTTTTGCATCTTCGCCCTTTTCTCGCTTAGCTGCTTCATACTTTTTACGTAGCTCTTCCACAGCCTGCTTTTCAAGACCTAAGACTTTTTCCAAATGCTGAGACTGTTGGTATAAATGCTCCGATTCTGAGCCCATTTTAGACATGCTAGCAGCCGTTTTTCCATATTCACTATTCAATACCTTCAAATCATCTTGAATGCTAGAGAGGGCTTTTTCAGCATCCTTAGACACTTGTTTGAATTCGCTGCCCTGTTCTTGAATTTTTGAATTGAGTGCGCCTAGTGCCATTTCTGTTCGTTTTACTTGAGCAACAGACTTGTTATAACGAATTAATAAGTTCTCTGTTTCTTTTGCTAGCTTAGCAGTCTCTTTTGCATCCTTGCCCTTTTGCTGTGAAAGTTGATCATATTGTCTTCTTAATTCTTCAGCTTTCGCTTTTTGAGATTGAAGCTTCTTTTCAGTAAGAACAGAAACTTTGTTCATATCCTCTAGACTTTGTTCAAAGCTTTTTGTACCTGCTGTTATCGCTTGGATAGAGCTATCATAAAGTCTGTTAGCACGATTAATTTTCCCTATATTTTGTGCAAATGTACCGGTACCTTGCAGGTCAATGTCAACGACCATTGAGGCAAGTTCTTGATCATTCACGTATGTCCACCTCCTTTACCAACCTGGCACTTGGTCGATATAGTATAACTCTTGTTCAGGCTCTTCTTCTTGTTTACTCTCTTTTATTTCTTGGCGAACCAACCTAAACAAATGATGAATATCGGCTTGATCTATTTCATGTTGCTTGTAGCCTTTAATATTCATAAGGTGTTTATAGAAGTTATCCAGCTGTTGAGTTGGTGTCAGAGGGTGTGGCATCAGCTTCACTTTCTCCTGCTTCCTCAAGCTCTTCAGGATTAAACGAACCGTCTAAAGGAATACCTTCAGCAATTAAACAAAATTCAGCTATTTTTTCTTCAAAAAGGTAACGATTAAGCCCTGCATAGAATTCATCCACAGTGAACTGTTTATCAAAAGCCTCCACAATTAATTGAATTAAAGAGTCTAATTGTTGAATAGTTGGTCTTTTCTGCAAGTAATCTACTTTCTCTTTTAGAGCAAGATACTTTTTATATGTCATACCTGAAATAAACGGGCTGTTCATTGTTTTTTCTTCACCATTTATTCGCAAGACTAAATCCATCATGTTTGTTTCCTCCTCAAAATAAAAACACGCCCTCTTAAGAGCGTGCTTGTTTTTTCTACCAAAAATATATTTTGTATATTCTTTCTTAACAGTCATAGACTATACACGAAATTACTAAGCAGTGATACGAATTCGTCTTCGCTTTTTAATTGGATTATTAACTAGTTGATCCCCTAAGTAATTTACTGATGTTTTAGGGTTTGTAGCATCAACATATCCACTTACTAGCCAAAAAACAAATGAACATACTCCAGGTCCTAATGGAGGATATGCTTCCAAAAAGGACTCAATAATGTAAAATACACTAAGTAGTTTTAATAAGGTATTTAAATTATTTTTCGGATGAAAGGAATTATTTTCTAATTTTAAATTAAAAAATAATCTGCTGAAAAAAACAGGAACAATTATAACAAGTCCAATTATTCCACTTTCTGTTAAAAGGTTCAGATAAAAATTATCAACATAATATGATCCATTCCCCACAAGAGGATGTGAATAAAACACCTGTAATGCATCATTAAAATATCCTACTCTTCCACTGGAAAAGGTATTTACATCCGCCCCAGCGTATTTATCAAGAAATAAGGCTCTTCTTACTATACTTATAACTTGATCATTCATAAGCGCAACAATACCTATAAAGAGATATAATAGTATCCCCTTGCCCCTGCCCTTTTTAACAAAAATTAATTTTGCGAAACATGTTACTATAAAGCCTATTAATGCCGTTCGACATTGGATTAATAATAGAACATACAATAAAAAACCAGATAATAAAAATCTAACCAAAAGGGCCTTCTTGGTAGTGTAATTGAAATAAAATAAAAGAATAATAGCTGAGACAGCAAAGAGCTGACCAGCAGAGTTCTTTTTAGCATAACCATAAACTAAGTCACTCATCCATGATGATAATGAGGGGAAATAAGTAAATTTAATTTGTAAAGCCAAACAAACAACACATACTACAAAAAGTCCTAGGCACCTTTTTAGTAACTTTTCGTCAAAATTAGCTTGCTTGAGCAAAACTCCAATAAAGTAAGCTCCAAAAGAAACTGTTAAAGGAAGTAGTATACCTGCATGTAAATGATTAACCCCAAATAATGTAGCTACTAAGCAAAACAGAATAAAGACTGCGTAGCTAATCATGAAATTAATACCGAATAACTTCACTTTAAAACTAAATCCAACCCTAAATAATAGATACAATCCCAAAAATGCCCAAGATAAGTACATACCTGGTCTAGCTACTACTAGTATTGGACTGTCTAAAACTTGTGCTAAAATTGAAAATATAATGGTCATATAGAATAAAATTAAAACTACTTTCCTATGCGTAATGCCCTGTGTACTAGAAACGATTTTAACACACACTCCTTGTAAATAATCTTTAATAAGTATACCGAATAAGTGTATAATCACAAAGATTTTTTTACTTTTTTTGGTCAAATAGCATTTCAAAAGTAGTGATTTTTCTTACTGTAATAAAAAACATCTCTAGATTAGAGATGTTTTTTATTGAAAGCATCAAGCAGCTCTCCGATATATATGTCTTACTTTTATTAAGTTCACCAATTTAAAAAAGGAAATTTGGAAATACAATAAAATCAAACCACCGATTAGTAAAAATAAAAATCGAGTTAAGAAATTATTGTCAATTACAGGAATATGCGCACCATATAGCCTAAGGATAAATATAGGGATGATATGACAATAGTATAAATCTAATGACTTGTTAGATAAGAAAATCAAAGTTTTTTTGTTAAGAACTTTTTTTACTCTTTCATAACTTAGTAAATAAAACAAAAAATAACTTACAAACAATCCATATGAAATATAGTACATTGTAGGTGGGTACTTAAAATTCTGAGTTGGTGCAAAATTATTCCAAATCATAAGGCAAACAAAAATTAGTAAGAATAAGCTCGATATATATAACAAGTGTTGTTTTCTTAAAGTATACAATCTAATGCCTAGTGCAGCTATAAGGCTATAACCAAACCCTTGTACTATAAAATATTCAAATAGTTTTTGAACTCCACTTACAGTTATCTGCTTATTAATCAATAATAATAATAAGTAAAACAAATAAGAAACTACTAATAATGAAAAATAAATAACATTACTTTTGATTTTTTTACTAATATACAAAAG